CGTTCGCGAACAAATTGTAGAATGGCATCGTGGTGAACGATACATCTACTGGCAAACTACCTGTAATTAAGGAATAATATATGAAGAAGTTTATTGCACTAGCACTTGTAATGCTAGCCACTCCAGCACTTGCTCAGAAGACACCAGTTGGTGTTACCTATGATACTACCATTGTTCGCGCAATCGATGGTGATACGGTTGTTGTTACCGCGCCATATCTTCCAGCACCACTGAAGCCTGAGCTCGGCGTTCGTATCTTTGGTGTTGATACTCCAGAGAAAAGCTTCCGTGCTAAATGTGAAAGCGAAAAGAAGCGCGGTGAGCAAGCTTCTGTCTTTACAAAAGACGTAATTGCTGCGACAAAGAAGCATCAGGTTGTTCTATACGATTGGGACAAGTTTGGCGGCCGTATTCTTGGCGATATTTTGCTTGATGGTATGAGCCTTCGTGATCTGCTTATCAAGAATGGTTTTGCTCGTGAATATTATGGCGACGCAAAGCAATCTTGGTGCAATTAATGTTTGACATTTAAATCAATCTAGTATATAAATAGAATATCAGTTGTTGACAATCAACAATAAAGGTTCCGAGGACGCGGGGGCAGTACCCGCCACCTCCACCATCTGCACTTCCCTCACAGGTATTCTAGAACCTGCCGGTGGAATAGTTGAATAAGTAAGTGGGTCAACTGTGCAGTTGATGGGGGTGAACTAGGATCGACTGGGATGAAATAGGGCGGTTCGAGACTGAATGACTGGCAAAGTGCCATTAAACTAAATGCAGCGAACGATAATTCGCCTGTTGAATTCGCCCTAGCGGCTTAATTCAAATGCGCCCTGGGAGAGCGTGGAAACAGAATCTCCCAACCTTTTCTTGGCCCAATATTCTTTCTTTTTTTGAGACATTTTTAAACGCGTTTCTTCGGAATATGGTTGTACACCTTTAAGGCCTTTATTCCATGCTGGATGTGATTTGCCTTTATTTGCAGAACCATTTCCACCAGAAGAGTGTTTCTTTTGATTATAATATCTAACAGTTTTATTATTAATATTGGGAGTCCAGTATAACTCGGTATCCTTAATCATGTTTAACCAACGCTGTTCTGCTTCACGCAAAGCTTTATTGTCACCATAAACATATTCTAATATACGGAGTTTGAAAGTTTCTGGCCGTTTCTTATATGCTCTTAACATCATTTTGTTAGAACATATATAAGAATCTTTTATACGACCCTTGTGGCCACCAAGATAAAAGAACTTTGCTTTGGTATCATACCAAAGATAAACGTAGCCTGTATATATAGTCATGCTGATACTCCTAGAAAGTGTTAGAGTGACTGGGTGTCCGAAACCGCGAGTCACATCTATTTATAAATGTTTTACTCTTTACCACGAGTTGTTCTAGAAACACCACGAGTGGTTGACATTTATAGATCTATGGTGTATAAATAAAATATCGCAACGGAGGTTGGAACCTCCATTGACTCTTACAAAGCTTCAAGTCTTAGGGCTATAGAAAGCGGAATTATCTAACATCTCAGATGCACAATAATTCCACCGACGAAACCATAATGATTTTGCATTTCCAGTAAGAGGGAAATGGATGGAAGATACCTTCGTTATTTCTTTTTGTATCTTCTCATAGCGACAGAAAAACTATAGGCTGAGATGCCTGCACAGTAGTCTCTGTTTGCCAAAGTCATTTAAGATTAGAGGATACAAATGAAACTTTTCGAAAATAGAAAAGATTTCCCGTACCTGCGCTGGGCTGAAGGATTCTGCCTTGGTCTTGCTCTTGCTGCAGGTGCAGCAGTTGCAATGCCAGCTAAGGAACCAGAAGTCAAGATTGTCAAGGTACCTGAAGTCAAGGTAATCGAAAAAGAAGTTATCGTAAAAAAGCCAGTTTATCTGAGCGCAAACGATAAAAAACAAATCCAATGCATGGCCGAGAATACCTACTTCGAAGCTGGCCATGAACCCTACAAAGGTAGGATTGCGGTTAACAATGTTGTGTTAAACCGCGTCAAAGATGATAGATTCCCAAAAACACCATGCGGAGTAATTAACCAAAAAGCTCGAGGCGTATGCCAATTTTCATGGAAGTGTGAGGGAGGAAAGCGAATTCGTGACGGTGTAGCTTTCGCAAAAGCAAAAGAAATCGCCGAACACGTGTACCTAGGAAATTACGGTGACGTAACTAAAGGTGCAAAGTTCTACCACGCCGACTACGTAAGTCCTCGTTGGGGTAGAGTCTTTGATCGTACAACTAAGATTGGTGCACATATTTTTTATAGAGGATGATTTATTATGGTGGACGACGTTATCTTTCAAAAGACTATGTCTAATGAAAAGTTTATTAAAGAGATCGAAAATCTTGTGAAGACGTATAATTTAGATTACATGGATGCCGTCGTCCACCTTTGTGAAAAGAATAATATTGAAATTGAGGCTGCTGCTTCAATTATCAAGAACAATATTAAAATCAAATCAAAACTTCAGTCGGCTGCTGAAGATCTTAACTATCTTCCTAAGACAGCCCGACTGCCAGTATGACGCCGTTCGAGTCTTATAAGACTTTCCTTGCGGTCAAAAGCCACTTTACCAGTGATAGTTATGATTACATTAAGTACAATGGTAAAGTGAATGCAAGTTCTACGAGCTTCGAGACTCGTAAAGACAAGTACCAATTTTACAAACTCTCCAAACATAAGAACCCACTCCAATATCTAGTTGCCAACTTTGTTGATGGTGACTTGAAATGGATTGGCGATTTGTTTGATGATAAGTCTGAAAAGCTCTATGCTGACTGGCTCAAGCGACAGCAATCTCTTTCGTATATTTTTGAGCAAGACCTAAATAAACTGTTGACAGATTTTGACGATAATGTTATTGTAAAGAATGGGCAACACCCATATTTACTTAAACAATACTTACGTAGAGAAATCTCGATTGAGACTATTATTATTCTAAATGATATTCTTGGTTTCTTTGGCCACTGGAATAAGAAGATTGAAGATGGTGTTCTCTGGCCGAGCATATATAAAAAGCTAAGTAAGTATAAACCATTCTTTCATTATGACATGTTCAAGTGTCGTAAAATACTGAAAGATAAATTTGCAGGTGATTGATGTCTGAATATTTTCGTTACTCTACTACTCCGGCTAATCCGGCAATGACTGCTCAAGCTCCTCTAGCTTCTTCTAAAGAAACATTTGAAAAGATGATGGCTGCCAAGCAAGTAAATGATGGCAACTATTGGAATGTGATGTGTGAAGTGTTTGCTGAGGATTTTGAGAATCTTCCTAAAGAACGCTTTAAGGTCTGGGCATCTGTGATGTCAGTTCCTTTTATGACTCGAGCTCGATTCTTCGATTACTTTGCTGCAGTTCTTCCGGCTGCGAAAGAAGATCGTCGAATTCGTTACGCACTCGAAGATCCCGATGTAGGGATTACCGAACAAGATCGTGGTATCTATAATCTGTTCGAAGACTTTACAACCTCAATGAATCGTATCCAACATATGGCTCACCTTGTTTTGAACAAGTGGACTCCAGAAGATCTGGCAAAGCTGGACACGATTGTAGAACTTGGCGGCGGCATTGGCGACATGGCTGATATCGTCTACAAGCTTGGCTTCAAAGGCAAGTACGTAATTTACGATTTTGCTGAAGTCGGTGCAGTTCAGAAGTGGTATCACGATCAGTTGGGACATACCAACATCGTACATACTTCTGATGTGAATGATCTGTTTGATGCAGATCTGATGATTGGTACTTGGTCATTCACCGAGATGCCAGTCGACCTTCGTAATGATATCATGTCAAAGATCGGCCAAACAAAAAATTGGCTAATTGCATATTCTAATGAGATCTTTGGTATCGATAATGATAAATACATACGAGAGGAATTTGTCCCACGTTTTACCAACCATGATATCGAATATTCTGATATTTCATTCATGCCTTGGGATGGCGGGGCTAAATATCTCTCAATTAAATATAACGACTAATATAACGTACACAACGACATACAAGGAGAATAATTATGTCTTTCGCTGATCTCAAGCGCTCGTCTGCTACCTCATTTGAAAAGCTCACCAAGGAGCTTCAGAAGCAGACCACTACCTTCGACCGTTCCGACGATGACAAGTATTGGAAGCCCACATTGGACAAGGCTGAAAATGGATACGCTGTCATTCGTTTCCTTCCTGCACCGGGCGGTGAAGATCTTCCTTTTGTTCGTATCTGGGACCACGGCTTTAAAGGCCCAACTGGTCTTTGGTATATCGAGAAGTCGCTGACGACTCTTGGTAAGCCAGATCCTGTTTCTGAGCACAACTCTGTTCTCTGGAATACTGGTCTGGAATCGGACAAGGAAAAGGCACGTGACCAGAAGCGTCGCCTGTCTTACATCTCAAACATCTACGTTGTTAGCGATCCTGGTAATCGTGACAACGAAGGTAAGGTCTTTCTGTACAAGTATGGCAAGAAGATCTTTGACAAGTTGAACGACCTGATGAACCCTCAATTTCAGGACGAACAACCAGTAAATCCGTTCGATCTTTGGACGGGTGCTAACTTCAAGCTCAAGATTCGTAAGGTTGAGGGTTACCGCAACTACGATAAGTCTGAATTCGACTCTCCCGCACCACTGCTCGATGATGACGCTGAACTTGAAGCGGTATACAAGCAGGAGCATTCGCTCCAGGACCTTGTAGATCCAAAGCACTTTAAGTCTTATGATGAGCTAAAGACTCGTCTCAACAATGTTCTGGGTCTCAATGCCGCTCCGGCAAAGATTCGTGGTGTTGAACTTGACGAGGAAGAGTACAAGGCTCCGGCCCCAGTCTTCCAGGCAGCTGCTGCTCCAGCCGCTCCCGTTGCTTCGGCAGGCGTCGATGATGACGACGAGGATCTGGCTTTCTTCAAGCGACTTGCTGACGAAGATTGATCGGTGGGAAAGGGGGCCTTCGGGTCCCCTTTCTTTTTATGCCATAACAGTTTTTGGTGAAAATGGTTTTTTCACATCAGTGAAATTAAATCTATCTATATAATAGTATAGACGATTTCTATCAGACATGGTTGGCGGATTTTGAATAGTACTAGTTGTACCCGACATATTAATGTTCGGAGGAGATGGTCTTGGTGGTACTTTTGGAATGTTTGCGCTAGCAATAGCAGCATTTTCTCTTACACTACTATCTCGAATAATCGAAGATACATCTGTTAGTGGTGTACTTAAATCTTTCAGACTTGTTTTACCTACTAAAACTCCAGCCACTGCTCCAATAATTTTGGCAGTTTCTTCTATGCCATTTGAAATGGCTGTTGCGGCTTGACCGAGTATACTATTATTGTTAGTATCTCCATATGATCCGCCGCCTTCTGGTCCACCAACTGATACGTGCATATGCGTATAGTGGTCCTTTTGTCTCCAAATAGTATTATAACCAGCAGCGCGTAGTTGTGGTTCTAGAGCATCAAGTGTAGCAGCTTCACCTGGACCAGGGAAATTTACATCGATTGCCATGCCACGATAATGGCGTGAATTTTCACTATGATCTCCTACTCTACCACTAAGAGCCGGATGTTCCATTTTACTTTTTTCGGCACCTCTACCAGCTAGATAATTTCCAAGAGCGACAATATCATTCTTTGGAATTTCTCCGGCTGGTGTTGCTTGTTCTTGAGAAGATCCTGTTGTGGAACTTGATGGTGATGTAGTTACAGGTGTAGTAGCTCCGCCGGTTGTCGGCGAAGAAGTTTCTGATGGCGCACTTGGAGATGTGAAATAACTATATGCTCCCATAGCAGCACCTGCAACTGCTCCAGTACGAGCACTCACAAATGGTAATACTGCACCTGCCGCTCCACCAGTTATAGCACCAGTAAGAGTACTAGCAATAAATCCTGGTCTTTGTTCTTGTGGAGCTGGTGGTACTGGTTGAGCGTCGGTTGATGTTGCACCTTCACCAACAGAAGCCATTCCAGCACTTGATGGAGCTACACCACCTTCAGCCGGTTGTTGTACAGAAGCATCTGGAGTTCCAGAAAACATCGAAGCAAAAAGTCCATTGATAGACTTTAGAACGTTTGTAGCAAACTTACCAGCATCTACTGCAAGACTTACTAATCCACTTAAAGCTTCTCTTACTGGTTCAAACGCAAGTAATCCTGCAGCTCCAAGACCAAGCAGTCCAAGACCACCCATAGAAGAACCATCTACTTTTTCGGCGTCTTGTCGAATAATCTCTGGTGGTTGAACTTGTTTTTCAAGCTCAGCTTCTCTTTCAGACAACTGAAGATTTTTATCAACAATTTTTTGATTATCTAGTTTTTGCTTTAGGTATCCATCTAAGACAGATAACTGGTCAATCATCTTAACTAAAGAAGTATTCAGTGTTTTGATTGGTATTACTTCTAATTCGTTTTCATTTGCCGCAGAATTTTGAATAGCAGCCAATTGCGCTCGATTCATTCCTATTGAACCGAACGCTTGAGAAAATGCTTTTACATCTGATGTTGTGTATAAGTTTCTCATGCTGCCATCTTAGAATTTGCTAGATACTTGTAAAGTGGATTCTTAGAATCTCCAAGTCCATGCCAGTTTGGATCGATTACTGAAATGGTTCCACTTGGATTTGCCGCTTGAAGAACTGCAGTTGGAGTTGATGGTGTTGAAATTGATTTTTGACGAGCATCAAGTGATCCAAATTTCATAATTGCATCTAGCTCAGTAGACTTTTGGCCAATTTCTTTTGATCGATCTGTTCCAGAAGTAAGAGGCTCTGCGGTGTTTCTAAGACTTGTAGGTCCTACGAGTTGACCAGCAACACCACCAAGAAGTCTAGCTGTAGTTTCTATAGCGTTTATTGCCATAGCTCCAACAGCGCCGCCAGGTCCTTCGTATCCTGCAGCACCGCCAGTTGATACCTTTGCATAGTCGCCCGCCATGATTGCAGCAGCATTTGCTTGACGCTCAGCTAAGTGGTAACCAGCAGATCTTTCATAACTACGATCAACGATTGCTGCTGCTTCTTCAGCAGTCGTAGCATTTCGAAGAAGATTACCAGCACGAGCTTCAGTATTTCTGAGTTCCCAGTCTACATAGTTTAATTGTTCTTGGAAACTTGAGTTACGGATATCTTTGCCATACACTTGTCTAAATGCATTCTGACGATCTGGGTGCCATTGAGCAATACCATATGCTTGTCCACCATCACCTACAGCATCAGTTCTAAGACCTGATTCTACAACTAGGTTACCAACAATACCAGCAGCTTGTTCTTTTGTCCATCCACGACTCTCAAAGAAAGCTTGTGCTTCTTCAGGCTGTCCTGTTTCAGATCTACTTTTAATTCTTTCTGCAGCTAAGGCTGGAGCTGCCGCTGACCCAGCAGTTCTTGTTGCGTCAGGTTCTGCTGCAGCTCCAGCAGTTACTGCTTCTGCATCTTTTTTAAGCTCTTCTTCTTCCTGAAATCCATTCCATAGATCAATAATATCCATTACATCGCTAATTGCAAATGCAACTGATAAAGCAGTCCACAATAGACCTGGAATCACACCAACACCAGTTGCTGTAACAGCCAGTCCTGCTGTTACTCTTCCAAGAAGTCGAATAATTGCTTTTAAGAAGACAGCGCCTTTTTTTCTAGAGATGTATGCTACAAATTTTCTTCCAGTTGTGCCTGATAACCAACCACCACCAGCTTGAAC